TGTATCTCTAATATACATTGCAATCCCAAAAGCCATCACTAAATCATCATTATAACCACCTTGAGCTTCTGGTCTGCCATTTTTCCAGATAAAAGTTCTCATTTCTTCTAATAATCTTTTAGATTGAAATGTAACACCTTTATCACTTAAATATTCTTGAAATTTACCTACTACCATAGGTCTAGTTCTAGATGACATAGTAAACCCAGCTGTCATTCTAGATGTGTCCATATACTTATCAAAGTAAGTATTAGCATTACCCTCCGTTTTTGGAGAATAATATAAATTAGGATAAGCTCTATCTATACAAACTTGAATAGTTGCCCACCCTATATTAGCATTTTCTACTACTAATAAAGCTTCATTATATTCTGTAGCTAAACCTACTAATAAATGTCCATATTCTTTAGTCCCAATTTGTCCTTTATACTCAGCAACTTGTACATTATTTTCTATATCAATAACATGACAAGCAGAATAATCTTTACCATCACCTCTTGCTACATCAGCCACTACCATATAAGATCTACTATAATCTGGGGATTCCCAAACCCATAAATTTTGATCAGCTCCTCTTCTTTCTAAAGGATCCTTAATATAAGTTTTATCATAATATTCTATATATTCTGGATAAAACACAATATCACCAGAAGTACTAAAATCACAATCACATTCTTGAGCTGCCATTCTAGGATCACCTAGTAATTCATCTTGTCGTTTTCTCCAAGCTTCATCTCTTTCAGGATGTACATACCAAGGTAATTTAATAGGTAAAAATTCATTTTCTGCTGCTTCTGCTCTTGTCCATGTTTGATGGAACCAATTTCCAGTACCATAAGGAGTACTTAAAGCAATACAACCACCACCAGTTGCTAATGTTTGTTGAGCCGAAGCCCATATCTCACCAATATTATCAATAAAAGCTGCCTCATCAATTAGTAGCAAAGAAACTGCTTCTGATCTACCAGCATCACTACTTGCAGAAGTTGCTTTAATTTGTGAACCATTTATAAGCCGCAAATTTAATTTATTATTTTCAGCCGCATCTACTTTAAGCCATGAAGGTAAATTTTCATACATAAATTTTACCTTAGTAACCATATTTTTAGCTGTTTCCTGTTTTGTTGCTATACAAAGAATATTTTTATCTTTAGCAAATAACATCATCCATAAAGAATAACCAGCTGTTAATGTAGAAATTCCTAACTGTCTTGATTTTAAGATAATACTATAAGGATTATCTCTCATTAATTTAAGCACCTTTTCTTGAAATGGATATAAATTAAATTGAATCCTACCTCTTTGTGGATGTTGGATATAACAATACTTTTTCATGAAATGTACTGGATCTTTAGCACATTTTAAGTATTCTGTCCTTATTACTTTTTTTAAATCCTCAGCCATACTAATTTAAAAGTGAAAAAACAATAACAACAGCTGCTACGCCTGCTCCACCCATTAGTTTAGTTTTTAGTTTTTGTTTTTTTAAATCTTTTTCTAATCTTGCAGTTAGTTCTTGAGATAAAATTAATTGGTCGTCTTTAGTCATTACAATACTCCTAATATTATCTATCTGAGTATTTAAATTAAAAATAACACTATCTTTTAATACTATTTTTTGTTCTAATAATTCAAATTTTTTAAATGATAATATTAATTCCTCTTTAGCTTCATCACCAGTAATTAAATCCTTAATTACTAGTTTTACTATCGGTTTTTCTAATCGAATCGAGGTACTGTCTGTATCGTTCTGTGAAAAACTGATAAAGCTCATCATCATTAAAATTATCAACAGCTTTAACTTTTTCATTAGTTTTTATTCTTAAATTTTTAATTAAATTATCTTGATTAACTATTTCTTTATCCAAAGAATTAATTTGAACATTTAAAGTATCTATTTTATATGTTAAATTATCATTTATAGAGTGCAGTGAATCTACTTTAGCTTCTAATGCTTTAATTTTATTATTATAATCGTCTACGTAATCCTCTTTATTGTTATATAAAAGCCAAATAACAATGCTAATTAGAACTAAAATTTTTAAAATATATATAACCCTTTCTCTTGATCCCATTATTTATTTATTGCCTTTTCAAGCTCTTTTTTTCTTTTAGTTTTTTCTTTTAACTTTTTTAATAGTTCTTCTTTTTCTTCACCTTCAGCCTTAGAATATTCTCTAGCTAAAGATCTCATTTCAGATTGAACATCAGCAAGTTGATAACCTAATCTAGTTAAACTACCAGCACCTTTTTTTAGGTCTTTTTTAGTTGGTTCTTTTTCCTCATCCTCCTCTATACCAGCTTCTTTTTTTAATTGAATAGTTTTTTCTAATTCTTTATTATATTCTTCCTGGTTTTTCAGTTCTTCATCCGTAGCTTCAGATAAAACGGAAATAATTTGTTCTCTAATAAATTTATTTAACTCAGATCTTTTCATTATAATAAGGGTTTTATTATAAATATGTTAAAGATTTGTAAACTTTAATATTTGCTCTACACGTTCATCAGTAGATCCAGATATTTTTTCAATCTTATTAGCCATATGCCCATATTTCTTAATAAGAGTAGTAATTGTAAAATCAATTATATCCCTATAATGTTCATCTGTTTCTCTTACACCATTATCTTCCATAGGAATACCATGAGGAGAAATATAAAAAATATAATCATATTCTCTAATAAATTCTTTAGCATAACTTTCAAATATTTCCTTATCATAATGTCCAATTGATTTAGCATTCATAGTAAATGCCATGACATCAATTACAGTTCTATCTGTAATAATATCATTATTCATTAACTCAGCACATCTTTCAGCTAAAAATACAGTTTGTCCTTTTAATGTTGAATCTGTATTTAATGGAATACCTAAATCACTTAAATATTTACTACGTTCAGTAGCAAAATTATATTTTTTAAATTGTTTTGTTTCTTTTAAAGCATTAACTAATGTAGTTTTACCTACACTCATTGTACCACATAAACCTATTTTCATATTATTTATTTAATAACCAACTACTTGATTGTATTTTATCACCCAATCCGTCTATCAATGTAATACCTAATTCGTCACAAATCACGCTTTCTGGTATACTTTCGTTATTTTGATCTCCTCCATTAGCAAAAAATAAATCATACTCATGACTAAACTGTTTATGTATCGTTTTTAGTGATTCTACAACAGTTCTATCATCATCTAAAGATAATATACATCTATCTACTACTGTTAACTCAGTAACTATTAAACATCTTTCATCTTCTTTTTGAAATTCTTTTGAACCTTTTAATTCTCTTTGTCTATCATTATTAACAATAACCCAAAGTTCTCCACCTAATGATTTAGCATTATGAAAATATTCAATATGTCCTTTATGAATAGGATTAAAATAACCACTTACTATAACTGCTTTTTTCTTCATTAATTTCTATAATCTGTAAGTTTATTTTTCATAGATTGGTTTTTATAATATGGTACTCCTGTTCTTTGTTTTCTTCTTTCATTCCATTCTTCCTTACTATATTTTATACCATAGATATGATATTCAGCCTTTCTATTATTGCCTTGAGGTATATAAGCGGGACCATCCCAATTATGTAATCTACCTTCCCAAATAACAGCTACAGTACCATCAGCTTTTTTTAATGTTTTACTTTGTTCCCATTTTTCACTCATAATGTAATGTTTTATTTTTGACTATATTTTTTTATTATACTTTCTGCAACAAGTGTACCGTGGGCCCCTGATACCGAAATCCCTCTTGCTGACAACGCATCACCAACAAAGTGCACATTAGGGAATTTAGTTAAGGATAGATCTGAATAATTAACTAATGGTTCAGGAGCTAGGTATTTAACCTCAGGTACATAGATTCCCCAATCATCTTTTAATGTAGGAAATACTAATTTCATATCATTGATAAAATCATCAATATATTTAAAATATCCTTGAAATGCATCCTTAACTACATCTAAATTTTCTATTTTAGTAGCTGATACATCTATTCCT